ATATATTTTCCCTTTCGTTTGTTGGTTTACTGTCGTCCCCTAGTAGGTCGTGAACCTGTGCCGACTGTCTCGGGCTAGGGGCAATTGTGCTTTACTCGCAATCGTGCCCGTAATAGAACTCGCTGGCGTCTTCTTCGTCCGTAAGGTCGAACACTCGCCCGCACTCAGCGCACTGGCTCATTGTTTGGAATATCATCGGTTGCCTTTCTTTAGTTGGTTGCGCTCTGCCATATGTTGCCCAAGTAGCACGATGACCGCTTTTGCTTGCGCTGTTTGTAGTTCTGCTAACTCCCCTTCGTGGCGTTTCTTCATCTCGCCCCATTGGTGACTTGGTGAGTCTTCTACGCCTTCCCATTCTTCTTTCATGCTTTCCCCTGTCTGTAGTTGTTGGTTTCTGCCCGTTGGGGCATTGTCCCTAGCCCCGATTGAACGGGCACGGCTTGACCGCTAGGGGAACTATCTAGGACTCTATGCCACAAGCCTCTAGGAATAGGTCGCGCTTGAAGTTGGCGTTATCTCTCTTCATTGTGTCCGCCAATTCTTGCGCTATCCATTCCATGTAGTCCGCATATTCTACGCTGTGCCCATCGTTGACCATCTTGTCGCGTACCGTTCGGATGCATTCCGCTATTGCTCTGTAGTCTTTCCTTGTCATCCTTGCCCCTTGTCTGTAGTAGTTGTTGTTATCCCTTACAAACACAACTATAGCGGAGCGTGATACACTTGTCAAGTCATTTCACAATATTCTTTTGATATATCACCAAACAATATCCCCATCACGCCAACAGATAGACACCCCCGAACCATCACCAACACAGATAACCCCGAACACTTGTATTCAACATGTACACCACGGTAGGCGACCTGTCGCCATGCAAACTATAGTTAGCACTCTGCCGTATTTTGTTAGCAGTAGTGGGTATGTTACTGTGCGGTAGGTTACTGTTGGGTAGGTTGCGGGACGGAATGTTACTGTACGGTAGGTTACTTGACGGTAATATATGGCGCGACTGGGCATCTGCCGAGGCAACCCCCACCCCTACCATATGTATATCGTTGCGCGATGTTTTCACTCTTTTGGTTGTTTGGGGTGGCGCTTGTAACTTGTGATACGTTTCGGCTTTTACCCATGCCCTTGGCAAGGTGGCAGAGGTTTGTATGACAGTTTTTGACGCCTCTTCTTTTGAGAGCATGTTTTGTGTTTTGCCGCAGAGGAACAGATGTTCAGACTGGGGTGACGTGCACTTTGTGGGCAAGGCGCTTGCGCCGCGCCAGCATCATTAAAACTAAACAACAACAAAACCTAAAACAGTAAGATGCCCTCCCCCACATTTCCCGCACCCGCAGAAGGCTGCCGTGGCTAATTTCAGCCGACACCTTTAATTTGATGAGATGACGTTCATCACGCTGCTTACCTATTTCAAAGAATAGATACCTACCCAGGTTCCCCTGTTTACGTCCCGCACCATGCAACAGGTGTACGACCTTGGGTGCCCTGTGTCTTCCCGACATGAGGGTCTTGATGAAGTTGGTTAGATGTTAGCAGACATTATGTTACTCTTACAACATGCCATCAAAGAAACCTGCTAAACCAAACTTCACTGGTTCGCTTGCAGATTATAAAGCATCTGTAGCAAAACCTAAAGGTATCGCAGAAGATATTGTTGGTGGAATCAAAAACCTTACAGCACCATGGCAATCAACAAAACCTGGTGAACTGTCACAAGTGACCACCACTAAAGCCGTTATCCGTGAAGGCGCAAAACTTTTAGACCAATCACTTGCAGGTGGCATGATAAGTGCTGGTGCGCAAGGTCAAGGTGCTTTAGCGAAACAGGCTGGAATAAACATACTTGCCGCTGGAGCAGGATACGGCGCAGCAAAAGTTGGACCAACACTGTTATCTAAACTACTCCCAGCCAAAATCGGTGTACACCACAGCGTCACACCAACAAGCGGCAACCCGTTCACAGGCAAAGTACAAACATCAGTAGCCAACAAAGGTTTAACAGCAATGGACCAAAAACCTGGATACTCCTACTTTTGGGACACAGGCAAAGGCAAGTCGGGTATAGCGAAAGCCGTCAGCGAAGCAGACTTTCAAACAAAACAAATTGCTGACAAAATCTTGTTAGACAAAGGTCAAAAAGCCGTCGGGTACGTAACCCAAATTCCTCGTGGAGCAGCACGCCCCGACACCAACGTGCCAGGGTCTATTGCTAGAGAACTTAAAGGAACCCAAAAGATTGTTGGGACTGTGAAAGCCTCTGGACCAGATTTCTTGGGCATGACCAGTTTTAGCCAAAAAAACCTAAAAGACCTATCTAGGGCTGTCCAAGTTGCCAAACAAAAAGAGTTTTTGAAAAGCGCAGCCAAAATTGGTACGTTGGGTGCAGCCATCACTGTCGGTGCAACCAAGCGTCCTAGAAACAAGTAAGGTTAAATCATGGCATCGAAGAAAAAATTTGTTCCAGCAACATCTGATACCTCTGGTTCCAGCCTTGCAGGTTTCAAAGAAAACACTGCCCGCAAACAACCAATGGGAAACACAAAATCTAAAGAACATTCTGCTCGCAAAACTCCACTGGGTAACACAAAATCTGGGGAACACCTAGCCCAAAAACGCACCAAAATCGATACAGCAATCGCCAACGCACAAGCATTCCAAAAGCAACGTACTGCCCTAATGAACATGTCTACCAAAGACAAACTAGGTGCCGCATTGGAATCAAGCATCATCGGTGCGGCAACAGGTGGTGGCATTATCGCAGCCCAAAAAGGTATACGTGCAGCCGTTAACAGTGGCATACCAGCACGAGTGTCGAACATGGTCAAGGGTGAAATTGTTGTAGTACACGGCTCACCAACACAAGGTCTTAAAGTAATAAATCCAACACAAGGATTGAACCGCAGGGGTACCCGCGCAGTCGACCTTGGTAAACAAGGATTTTTTGAAATACCAAAACCGAACACGGTTAATCAAGGTGGAAATATTGCAAAAAATTATGCTTTGCCCGACAAACTTGGGAACGTACCCGAAGGAAAAGTTGGAGGCGGAAGCATCTATATTGCAAAAACAAAAAAAACAGGATTAGTTCAAGAAGGATATATTGGTTATACCCCGAACCCTTCTCCAGTTGTTTCTGAAATCCGTTTAAGTAATATTCCTGAAAAAAATATTCAATCATATTTTGATAAATATGAAAAAGCAATTAAAAAAGCAGGAGGACCACAATTACCTCGCGCGATTAAAAAAGAAATAAAAACTTTTCAAAAACAACAATCAAAACTTCCTAAAAAGAAGTAGTCTTATCCCTGTATGGGAACCAAACGAAAAGTAGCACCAGAAGACAAACAACGATTCTTCGCAGCCATAGCAGCAGGCTCCTCAATCACCGAAGCCTCCCGTATTTCAGGTGTACACATCAACACAGGGTCACGCTGGTTAGCCCAATCCAAAGCAGCGAAAGCCAAACTAGACGCAGCCGTACTTGCTGTTACTAAAACCAAATCCAGGGAAGGTGGCGCACAACACCGAGCATACGAACAAGACCTAGACGAAGCCAATAACCTCCTCCCAGCCATCCCCCACCATCGTCTCTGCGAAAACGCTCAACGAGGATTAGACGACTTCGACTTCTTCCGCAAACACTATTTAGGGCGGGTACCTTCCCCGTGGCAAGTAGAAGCCGCCCTCAAACTTGTAGAAATGTTGGAAAACCCTGAAAAAGAATTCGTTGTCCTAAACGTCCCACCAGGCGCAGGCAAATCCACCCTGTTCCATGATGTTGCAGTATGGGCAATTGTACGGAACCGTGCCATCCGTGTGATGATTGGCTCCATTTCCCAAGCAATGGCAAAACAATACAGTCGACGAATCAGAGAAACCTTAGAACGCCAGCAACCAATCCAACCAGACCCAGAAATAGTTCGCAAAGGACTAGCAGTTGACGCTGAAGGGTGCCTGTCTGTGGACTACGGCAGGTTCAAACCCTCCGACAAAGGCGCTTTGTGGCGTGCAGAAGAGTTTGTAGTGGAACAACTAGACGGAAACGGGCTAGACAACAAAGAACCAACGGTACGTGCCTATGGTATTGACTCAGAATACATTGGACACCGTGCCGACCTATGCCTCTTCGACGACGTTGCCTCTGTAGATAACGCCCGTGAGGGTAATACTCGTGACAAACTGTTGGAACGTTGGGACCAAGTAGCCGAAGCCCGCGTAGACCCATCAGGATTGCTTGCTGTGGTAGGGCAAAGACTCGGTTCAGGCGACCTTTACGCCCATTGCCTCAACAAAATCACGTACGACCTTGACGATGAAGACTACGACGGCATGGACATGACCACCCCAGAAGCAGTGAACGCTATGGAACCAGTCAAATCCTCTAAATACAAACACATTGTGTACAAAGCGTATTATCCTGAACTGGATGATGGTCCAAAAAGCAGACGATTTGACTCCAAACCGTACCCTAAAGGTCCGTTGCTCGACCCTCAGCGTCTCTCTTGGAAAGATTTGTCGTACATTCGGTACTCGAACCCAAGAACGTTTAAGGTTGTATATCAACAAGAAGATGATGCGTCAGATACAAACCTAATATCGCGAACATGGATAACAGGTGGGCTAGGAGACGACGGGGTACTGTACCAAGGGTGCATCGATAACGACCGTTTGCCAGGACAAATCCCTGAAGGACTCGCACCACCCGTAATCTCCATCATTTCTGTTGACCCGTCCCCATCCCAGTTCTGGGGAATCCAATGGTGGCTCTATCAGCCGTCAACAAACCTCAGATATTTGATAGATGTTGAACGTGTCAAACTCACCGCTGAAGAACTGCTTGGATATGACACGACCAGTGGCGAATACTCTGGACTATTAGAAGATTGGACGAACAGGGCTTTCTCCTACGGCTATCCTGTATCACACATCGTTGTTGAAGTCAACGCAGCCCAACGCTTCCTCCTCGCCCACGACTTCGTACGCAAATGGCAATCACGACAAATGGTCAACATCATCCCCCACACCACACACCGAAACAAATTCGACGAAAAACTCGGTATCGAGGCACTACTCCCACCCCTGTACCGTTCAGGCGCAGTCCGACTCCCATCAATGCGCGGCAACTGGAAAACACTCGCACTCGTAGACGAACTCACCAAATGGACCCCCGACAAAAAAAACGGTACCGACCTCGTAATGGCAAACTGGTTTGCAGAACTACACTTCCCAACAGTCGGCGGAATAAAACTCCCACCAAGACAATGGCGACCCACATGGATGCTAA